CCGGGGGCATCCTGGCCGAAATCGGCTTTGCCGGCGCGGCCCTGGCGTACCAGGACGCCGACAGCCAACTTACCCTCGTGGACGGCCACATGCGCTCCGGCCTAGACCCCAACGCCGTGATCCCCGTCCTAGTGCTCGATGTGGACGCCGAGGAAGCCAGGAAGCTCCTGGCGACCTACGATCCACTCGGTGCCATGGCCCAGCATGACCAAGAAGCCTTGCTGACGCTGCTGGAGTCCGTCAAGTTTCAGGACCAGGCTGTCAATGACCTGCTGGAGGCTCTTGCCAACGATAATTATCAGTCGCTAACACCCTTGCTGCCCCTCCATGAACCACAGCCAGATCCGGGGCCGCAAATAGACCGGGCGGCGGAACTGCAGCAAAAGTGGGGCACGGCACGAGGGCAGGTATGGGAGATTGGGAAGCACCGACTCTATTGTGCTGATTGCCTTACAGCTACGGGAATATCCGTAGACTTGGGATTTACTAGCCCCCCGTATGCTGTCGGAAAAGAATACGAAGAGGGTATTTCGTTTGAGGATCATCTGAAACTCTTGACTGGATTGTCTCAGATAGGTTTGAACGTAATACGCCCCGGTGGGTTCTTCGTCATTAATTTTGGTGAGATTGCGGCTCAATCTCACACAAAGCTCTTGACTGGTTCCGACCGGCAATGCCTCTACCCGATTTCCGGTGATTATTGGCGCATCTTCCGGGCCGTTGAGTATGACCTTTACGCTCAATGTATCTGGTACAAGCCGTTTAATCGCCTTCAGCAGCCTTTTTGGACGTACCATACAAGTATCCCCCATTATCAGGAATGGGAGCACCTTTGGACATGGCGTTTACCCGGTGGCGATGGGGATCGGGTCTATGATTGGGAAATTAGTAGTCGTGCCGTTTGGGATACTCGACAGGAAGGGACTGAAGACCATCCATTGACTAGGCATGTTGCAGCCTTTCCGGTATGCCTACCGGAAAGGGTTTTACGGGCTCACTCCGACGAAGGAGCAGTTGTTTGGGAGCCGTTTTGCGGTTCTGGCACGACGATGGTTGCGGCTGAACGCCTGAACCGTACTTGTATTGCTTATGAGATAGAGCCCAAGTATGTTGCCGTGGCACTGGAGCGCATGGCTGGCATGGGCCTGGAGCCGAGGCTGGTTAGCTGATGCCAAACGCTCAAGGAGATAATCTATGACAGAAGCGCCCAGTCCACAAGGTATGGTCATAGTAGAGGACCAGCGACAGACAAGGCAAGAGAAAAAGGCAGAGAGGGATAGACTAGTCCAAGAAAGAATTGATAAATATTCGGCCAAACTACAATATGAGAAAGACAGAACGCCGAAGTATTTCGTACGCTTTTTTGTTGAACCGTTCAAAGACTACCAGGATTCAGTCGGAGCGAGTTGGATAAGTGTAATCCCACGGGTTGGCGAAACGATAAAAATACACGCGAAATTCTATCGTGTAACACAAGTGGTTCATGACATTATGTTTAGGAATGAAGAACAAAACTTCGATGGCGCACAACGTTTCATGGTTCATTTGGGGTAGCTGATGTCTCCCCGCCACAGAACCGAGTCCCGCACCAGCCCTCGCCGCATCGCCGCTGTCGAGAAGCAGAGTCAAGCCTTGGAATTGCGGAAGGCGGGGGCCACTTATGACAGCATCGCGCAAACAATAGGCTATTCAAGCAGGGCGGGTGCTGCCTTGGCGGTGGAAGCCGCATTGCGTAAGACGCTTCAGGAACCAGCGGATGAACTCCGTAAACTTGACTTGGAGCGGCTGAACACTATGCTGCTGGCTATCTGGGCCCGTGCCCGCCAGGGCAGCCTGGATGACATCGATATGGTACTGAAGATTCTGGCGCGTAAGGCGAAGCTCTTGGGCCTGGATGCCCCGGTAAAGCAGGAACTTGTTGGCAGAGATGGCGGGCCTATCGAAATCGCTGCCTTGCTATTGACGCAGAAGTTGCAACGACTGGTCAATGCTACCGATGGTCTGCCCGCTCTGCTGGAGGCTCAGACAAATGGCGCCAAGTCTGATTGAGCAAGTTGTTCGGAAAGCGGGCGCCGATATCCTGCTCAGTGCCTTATCGCTTCAGGAACGTCATGATCTGCTCTATGATTGGGCATCCTGGGCCAGACCTGAACAACTCCCCCCGCCCGGCGATTGGCTGACCTGGCTGATCTTAGCTGGACGTGGTTGGGGGAAATCCCGCGGCGGTGCGGAATGGGTCAGACATCGAGTCGAAAAGGAAGGTGCTAGGCGGATCGGCTTAGTGGGGCGGACTCCCGCCGATGTCAGGGATACCATGGTGGAGGGTGAATCGGGCATCCTGGCCTGTTGCCCCGAGACAAACCGGCCACGATACGAGGCATCCAAACGCCGGCTGACGTGGCCCAATGGCGCAATGGCCCTGACCTTCACGTCCTACGAACCGGACCAATTGCGTGGGCCGCAGCACGATACTATCTGGTGGGACGAGTTAGCCGCCTACCAATATCTACGTGAGACCTGGGATAACGGACAATTGACCCTGCGTCTCGGTCCCAATCCCCGCCAGATCATTACCACCACTCCCCGGCCTGTTAGTGTGCTGAAGGAAATTGCAGCTGCGCCTTCCACGCATATCACCCGTGGTTCTACCTATGACAATCTGGCGAATTTGGCTCCATTGTTCCGCCAACAAATACTCGCTAAGTACGAACATACGACACGCGGTCGCCAGGAAATCATGGGCGAACTCTTGGACGATTTACCCGGCGCCCTTTGGCATCGTAATCTTATCTTGCATCGTGAATCCATAGAACTGCGGCGTATATGTGTGGCGGTTGACCCGGCGATTACATCGGACGAAACGGCTGACGAAACGGGTATCGTGATCGCCGCCGTGGATGTGAAAGATATGGGCGTCGTGCTCGGCGATTACTCGCTCCGGGGTAGCCCAGATATTTGGGGCCGCAAAGTGGTGTCCGCTTATCATCATTTCAAAGCGAACTTCGTTGTAGCCGAGGCCAACAACGGCGGCGAGATGATCCAACACGTAATTCGCACCGTGGACCCAACCGTGCCGGTCAAATTGGTCCATGCCACCGTGGGCAAACATACGCGAGCAGAGCCAGTGGCTGCTCTTTACGAGCAAGGTAAAATGTATCATGTTAGAATATTCCCGGAACTGGAGGATCAAATGTGCACCTGGTTGCCGGACGACCCGAAATCTCCGGACCGAATGGATGCTCTCGTTTGGGCTTTCAGCGAACTCATGCTTGGAGCAAAGGCATGGATGCTCGTATGACCTGTTATAATCTACGCCAGATGAGACCCAAATGGTGGCTCACCACCGAGCATAAAGATATCTGCCCCTACTGCGGTATTGTTGTGGATTTGTTTAGGCTGAGCGAACATCTGTTAGTCTGTGTACGTCACAACGCCACAGAAAAAGCTGGACTGAAGCAAAACCATCCGGTGGAAACAATAGATAAATAGCGATGCAATGCGCCCTTTGCAACACTGAGCTACAGCCTCTCCTCAACTTGCCTGGTATTCGCCGTTTCGCTTTCCCCCACGTCTGCAAGCAAATCCCCAAACTAGGGCCCGCTTATCTCGATACTCGCACCGAGGCTTGGGGCACTGGCACTGACTGGATGCCCCAGGCCTATGCGGAATATTACGCCAAATATCCGGCTGTCTATGCTGCGGTAAAACTCCGTGCCGATTCGGTGTTGGCTGCGCCCTTGAAGGTCTACCGGCGCATGGAAGATGACAATCGAGAAGAGCTTCCATCGGACCATCCTCTTGCCATCCTTTTGTCAAAGGTCAACCCCTGGTGGACCAAAGGCGACCTGCTGCGGGCCACGAGCATTTATCTCGATTTATGGGGCTCGGTGTTCTGGATTTTGAAAAAAGCTGGTCCTGCCAGTCCCCCCACCGAGGTGTGGATTCCGCGTCCGGACCGGATGCGCATTGTCCCCAGCCAAGCTAATTACATCGAAGGGTTTTGGTATCAGTCCGGCATAGGCAGACGCATCCCATTTCGCACCGACGAAGTGATTTGGATGCGCCAGCTCAACCCGCTGGACGAATACGCAGGCCTCTCACCGATAGCACCGGCCCGTCTCAGTATTGACATGGGACACGAAGGTCTGCAGCATAACCGGAACATCTTTCGTAATGGTATTTTGGCAGGCAATTTGTCGTTCGCCTCCCGGGACGGGACGATGACGGCGGATCAGGCCACTGAGTTCCGCGAGGCTCTGAAACAACGGTACAGTCAGCCAGCGAACAGCCACATTCCGATTATCACTGGCAACTTCGATGTGAAAAACTTGGGATTGACGAACCGCGACATGGAGTTCATGGCGGCTTTGCGGTGGTCTCTTGAGGATGTTGCCCGCGTGTATAGTGTGCCTAAAATTATGCTTGGCGATCTAGAAAAGGCCACCTATGAGAATGTCGACGCGGCGGAACGGATATTTTGGCGTTCCGCTATGGTGCCTCACTTGCGGTTCATCCAAGATGAACTCAATGAAATGCTTTTGCCGATGTTCGGTGATGACGTGGAGTGCGCCTTTGACACCACTGTTATCGAGGCCCTGCAAGAGGACGCCAATGCTGCCGCCGAGCGGCATATCAAAGAGGTGCAAGCTGGTATTCGCACGATAAATGAGGTGCGAGAATTACAAGGCTTGGAACCTGTGCCTTGGGGCGATGTGGCTTGGTTGCCCTTCACGGTGCGACCGATTGAGATTCCGGAGGACGGGATCGCTGCGCCCTTAGCGCCAGCCATGGGCCAGGAAGAAGAACCGGAACGGCGGTTGTTGATTCCTAGTCTAAAACGGTTATTACCTGGTAATGGTGAATGGCGCAAGTATCAGGAGCCGATATTCAGCGATAGTTTTATCGAGAAAGTCCTCGAATTGCACGATCGAGGGCTCGACAAGATTGAGACCGAGTTTCTGCGATTACAGCGCAGTTTGTTTCGGGCGCAACAAACGGAGGTAATGCAACGTGTGCGGCTGCAGCGCAATGCCGACAATTGGAATATTAAAGCCTTGCCTATACTGGACATCTTCAACTTAGCAAAGTGGATACACCGCTTCAGCCAACGGGGGCGCCCGCTTTTTATTGATGCTCTTGTTCTCGGGGCGACACAACAGAATAATGCCTTTTCTCTAGGAGTATCCTTGGATTTGGAGAAGATACAACCCTGGCTAAGTCAGCGGGTAGAGTTTTGGGCAGGCCGCGTAAACGAGGAAACTGGGCGTCTGTTGATGGAGGAACTGACCGAAGCGATCCAGCAACAGGAAAACATCAAACAAATTCAAATGCGAGTAGAGCGCGTCTTTGATTTCTCCGATGCCGTGCGGTCAGAACGCATCGCCAGAACGGAGACGCAGGCGGCCATGAACGAAGGTGCGGTTGAAGCCTACCGCCAAAGCGGCGTAGTTGAGCGGAAAATGTGGCTGGCAACCTTAGATGCCAGGGTGCGTGATGCGCATCTGGAAGCTCACCGGCAGGTGGTGGAAGTGGAAGCCAATTTCCTGGTTGGCGGCGAGGCAATCAGCCATCCGGGGGAAGGCAGCCCTGGAAATGCGATCAATTGCCGATGCACCGTAGCCCCAGTCATTTCACGACGGGCTTGGACGCCACCGATAGTATCAGTCATCCAAACCAACGGCAAAGGGTAATATTACGGATACTCCCTCGCCATACCTGCAAAAAGAACGTTATCCCGTTTTGCCTTCGTCGCGCCACACGGTACTGCGCAGCTATCCCTCTAATCCCGAAATGTCTGCTGCCCATCAACAGATGGACCGTTCGTGGACCCACATCCGACCGAATTCAGTTCTGGTGGCGGCGATGGGGAATCATTGGCGGCAGAGCAGTTGGAACAAAGTCGTCGACATGATTGACCACACCCAGACTCAGGGCGTTTATGCGGCACTCTCCGAGATTCAAGACCGTTGTTTTAATCCCTACGATGCCCTGGGGACCATGCGCAATGAGGCGATATTAACCGCTTTAGGGGAAGGGTTCCAATTCATTCTCTACATCGACAATGATGTCAAACCAGAGAAGGACACCCTCTTGCGTTTATTGCAGTGGCAGATGCCCATTGTGGCGCCCTTTGTCGCTGAACCGGGCACTGGCAACCGGTTATTCGGACCGGGGCATATACAAGTCAATAGTGGGTTGCAACGCGCAAAATGGGCGGTCTTGTCGATGCTGCTGTTCAATACAACGGTGTTTCGGCAAACGGGACCTACATTCTGGCGCGATGCGATCGGTGCCGATGAAGGCTATCATTTCAATCTACTCCAATACTACGGATACCATCTCTATATCGACACGACCTTGCAGCTAGAGGTGGGCGGACGGCCTTTGTATCCCTTGGCTTTGAATCGTCTAAGTAGCGGTTCTATGGCTGACGTGGAGCAGGCGGCAAATATTTTAAGCAGCAAATTGGCGGGCATCCTGCAACGGCGAGGGACGATTTTGATAGAATCCGACCGAGCAGAACTTACAGCAGGGCTCGTGGAATTCGTTCGCGCTAGCAAGGGTGACCGAGAAATCATGCTGCAACAGAAAATAGAACGGTTTGTTGAGCCGCCAGATCGCCGTCCGATAGATCCCAATAGTCCATGGATCAAGGATGGAGAGTACGCACCTTTCCTAGTTAAAGCGGAGCAGGCCCAGAAGGAGGCCCAAAAAGCGCTCTCAACACTTCCCCAAGTTAACGGCAAGCTCCCGGTAGGTATAAATCCGGATGATCTCGCGCGTGGCTTGGCGTTTTCTCGAGCTGGCAATGCGTAATCGAGGCAACGGCACAAATAGTAAGCCGATAAATTTATTCTGCAATGTCTGTTCCTGCGCCCATCCAGGGCATCAGAAACTGGCTGAAATCACGCATGACGGGATTGAAATTATAAGCCGGCACCATGGGACCTACCATACGGGATCGTTGTCCATTCAGGAAATATTACGCCAGGTTTCGGGGACGACCGATGGTTCTGCCGTTCTGTCATTTGTGCGAGAAGTCCTAGGCAATGGTTAAATGGGTACGAAAAGGGGAATGTATTCATTGTGGTTTCTGCTGTATGTTTTCAGTTAACCGCACCCGTTTGTTCATCAAAGAACCAAATGACCGCGACCGGGAATTCCTCAGCGTCCGTGGTTTCAAACCTGCCGTCACGCCGCAGGGAGTTGGCTTAGAAATCATCGCCGATTCTTTTGTGCCATGCCCCAAACACAGGAACGACCGCTGCTCCATCTACGATAAACGTCCCGAGGCTTGCCGAGTATTTCCGGAATTCCCGGAGCAAGTGGCGGCGACACCCTGTTCGTATTGGTTTGAAGATGAGGAAGGGATTCAAAGTCCTGTTGGCGGGGACGCTTCGCCATATGGGGTCAAACACAGGCAGTATCGGGAGCTCTTGGAGCTAAGTAGCCGAGCGATGGAATTACGGACACAGGTAGAAAATGATAATCGTTCGTGAGAAAGTAACAAAAGGGGAGCTCATGGCTTTCGAGCAACGGGTTATTGATGCGTTTCTAGCGAAACAAATTCACGCGCCGGTGCATCTGTCCGGCGGCAATGAAGATGATCTCCTGCGAATTTTCAAAGGGGTCGATGATCGGGACTGGGTCCTGTCGACCTGGCGGAGCCATTATCATGCGTTACTAAAGGGCATTCCAGCCGAAGAATTGTTCCAACAAATTCTCGACGGACGCAGCATGTATATCATGAGCGAAAAGCACAGATTCATTTCTTCGAGTATTGTAGGCGGAATTCTTCCAATCGCTTGTGGTCTAGCGATGGGAATCAAAAGGAACGAAGGGACCGAAAGAGTCTGGGCATTCATCGGGGACATGACTGCCCTGACTGGAATCTGGTACGAAACAGCGAGATATGCAGCTGGGCATGTTCTCCCGCTAACAATAGTCGTAGAGGACAACGGAGTCTCAACCAATACACCCACACGCGAGGTCTGGGGGGGAGGGTGTGGTGCACAGAACAAATATCATTACTATAAATACACACGTATCTTCCCGCATGTGGGCATTGGGCAGTTTGTGAATTTCGGATGACTACCAGACAGAAAACAAGGACCGATGAACTACTTAATCAAGCTATGCTGATGTTGGCAGGTCAGCCAGGTGCGATCTTTCTTGGCCAAAACGTCAAATATGATGGCAATGTCATGTTCAAGCATCTCGACGGAGTGCCGAATTCTCAACGTCTGGAATTGCCGGTGGCGGAGGAACTCCAGATGGGAATGAGCATCGGCCTGGCCCTGCAAGGTTTCCTGCCCATCAGCATGTATCCCCGCATGGATTTTCTCCTCTTGGCAATGAACCAATTGGTGAATCATCTTGACAAAATGCCCCTGATGTCCCGGAACCAGTTCCGCCCGAAAATAATCATCCGAACCAAGGTCGGCTCTAAAACGCCCTTGAATGCGGGGCCACAACATACGCAGAATCATACGGACGCTTTTTTGAAACTCTTGACCGCTGTACAGGTGGAATATATTGCAACTCCTGAATATATTCCCCTCGTCTACGAGCGCGCTGTTCACAATACCGGGTCAACATTAATCGTTGAACATTTGGATTGAGGATACATATGCCTGAACTAGATAGCGAATGCCCTGACCTATATTCCGATCTCTTCCAGTTGTACGAAAATCCCCTTGGCGTCATGCTGGTCCTCCATAAAAGCCCCGTCCCTTCGAATGGTCCACCATCATCATCGAAACCTAATGCCCTCGCAATTCTCAGATTCAGCCCGGAGAACTGGAAAGTTATTTTGATGACTGGCAGAAAGCAACTGAAGACACGGGAACAAACCAATGGAACGCCTTTCAAAATACCAGCAGAGATATTGGGCCCGCTAGGCCTCACGGAGGGCGATTGGTAGACGAACTGACTCCAGCGGTCTACCGGGCTGCAACTCTGGCGCCGGAGCTTTATTTCGGTCCTGCGGAAACCAAGCATCAGGCCGAGGTATGGAATAAAAGAGCCAAAGCTGGGATGCGCCCGCATCTTTATCCAGGCTCTACTATCATCGCCGCCATAGGTAAGCACTGGCATCCTGGGAGCTATGAGGCAGTTCTGGCGATGGCGCAACATTCCTGGCAAGAGGGCGGCATTCTGGTCCGCTTTTATGCCGAGCAAGACCGCTGCTACGAACCCTATGATGGTCTGGGCACAATGCGGAATCTGGCCTATATGCGGGCACTCCGGGAAGGATTCGAATGGTTGATGTATGTCGATAACGACATACTTCCAGAACCAGACACTCTAATGAAGCTTCAGGAATGGCAGATGCCAGTTATTGCTCCTCTGGTGCGGTATATTGACGGCAAGGATTATGGGATCAGGCAGGCTAGTTACCCGGAAGGTGGCGGACTTTTGGTAGCTCATAGCGTGCTCCTGTCTTGTCTGCTGATGCGCACTGAGATTTTTCTCCCTTGGGCTTTGACGCCATTCTGGGATAACGCCCGCGGAGCCGATGAGGAATTTCATTTCGACCGCTTGGCCATGACCGGTCACCATCCCATCGTCGATACGAATACGGTGGTCAAAGTACAGAACGCTCCCCATTTTCCTTTTGACCACATCAAAAGAAATTACCAGCAATTAGCGCCGAAAGAAGCCATTCAGAACGCTATGTGGCAGCGATGAAAGCGGCGGATTATAGAGAGGCCCTCACGGAGCTGAAGGACCAATTCAGGCTTCCCCCGAATGAAGTCCTGGGCTTCGTGTTGTTAATCGAGATATTGGAGACATTACAGCAGCAGCAAGCCTCTACGGCAGGAGAGATGATCCCGCCAATAGTCGTTAAAAAGAAAGGCCGGCCCAAAAAGGCGGCATAGCATGGAGCCTGACGAAATCACGCCGTATTTGAACGGCACGTGCACCTTGGTTGCCTTGAAGGATCGCTATGTGATAGTCAAATTGCCGGAGCATCTGCCGACTGCCGAACGTGGTCGGCGTTTATTATCATTGGAAAAACAGCTAAGGGGTCAGGTAAATCCCGTCCTAGAAGTATTGTTGGAGCCAAAACTTGACCAGAATAAATTGAGACAAAAACTCCGTGGTGTGAGCTTCAGTGAAACACGTCCCACATAATGTCTTGTCCCCCATTGAAGACCATACCAAGATGGTGCTCGATGGCCACAAACTCGCGTGGCATATGGACCGAGTACAGGCTTGGGAGCGTGGGGAACGAATTGCGCCGATCACGATCGATATGGCTCTCACCAGGGCCTGCGATGCGGCCTGCGGATTTTGTTATGCCCAGATGCAGGAAAACGACCGGCAAGAAATAACTGAGGGGGTCATCGATGCGTTTCTGGAAGATTCGGCTCGAATGGGAGTCAGAGGAATTTCACTCGTCAGCGACGGAGAAAGCCTCGTCTCACCGATCTATGGTCATACCATCACCCAAGGGTATAGCCTCGGGTTGTCTATGGCATCAGGAACAAACGGATTTCGCTTCACTGAATCTCTGCTGTCCCAGGTGCTCCCATGTCTTTCATATCTTCGCTTCAACATCTCCGGCGGCACTCAGCAGCGATATTGCCAAATCATGGGAGTCAAACCATCGTTCTGGGAAAGAGTCATTTCTAATGTGCGCGCCGCCGTCCGTATTAAACAGGAAAGAAATCTAAGTGTTACTCTGGGCATCCAGATGGTCTTGATGCCCAAGGACTCGGACCAGATTCTACCTTTTGCTGAATTGGGGAAAGAGCTTGGCGTTGATTATGCAGTAATCAAGCACTGCTCCGATGACGAATACCGGACTTTGGGAATCAAATATCAGGAATATAACGAACTGCATGATCTACTCCGCCAGGCCGAAAGCTTATCCACTGACCGTTACCGGGTCGCAGTCAAATGGAATAAAATCAGGGATGCGGAAACGGAGACGAATGCCCGATCCTATCAGCGTTGTTACGGTCCGCCATTCCTGATTCAGATGTCTGGGTCCGGTCTCGTTGCGCCTTGCGGGATGCTCTTCAATGACCGGTATGCCAAGTTTCACATCGGCAATATCTGCGAGCAGCGTTGGTGGGACATCTGGCAGTCGGACCGCTATTGGGAGGTCATGCATTACCTAGCGAGTGACCAATTTGATGCACAGCGCATGTGCGGGGCGCTTTGCATCCAGCATCTCGCTAACACGGCATTAGACAGGCACATGAAAGGGATAGAATCTTTGCGGAAAGCCGAAAGTCCGGCGCCGTTGCATATCGATTTTCTGTGAGAACTGTCAGGCTTATGGGACACGGATAGAGCATGACAACACCCAAAATGATAGAAGGCGAAGCAATCTCGGATCTGCCCAATGTCTTTATCACTTTCATGGGTGATAATTTCATGCCTGGTGTCAAAGAGGCGGCGACCGCAGCGGCTAAACGCATCTGGGAAATGGACTGGACTGGCGCCCTGGGCAGTGTGGGAAATCTGTGCATCAAACCGTATCAAGGTTTGGGAGCCATGCGGAACCAGGCCATAATGAGTGCCTTAAATAACAATGCCAGCCATATTCTCATTCTTGATAACGACGTGCTGCTGAGTGATCCAGACACTATCAAGAAACTGGTTGAGCGGAACCGGCTATGCATCGTTCCTTGGTTCGACCAAAGCTCGTTCACCACGGTAGACAAGTTTCGCCGAGTATCCTGGCCCGCTTACTATCCGAACCAGGGCATTCAGCGTCTTCAATGGCACACCACCAATTGCCTTTTGCTGGACCTGAGAGTCGCGCGATTGGCCGGTTGCCGTATCTTCACCGACCCGTTGATTGTCAGCGAGGAGGCCTATATCTTTGAGTATTTGGCATCCTGTGGGGTTAACCTATATCAGGACACCGATGTTCAGGTCACGTTGCTCAGACCGCCGTCCGACATGAGGGCCAACATAATCGAAGAGCTCTCGAAGATGCCGGACAATGCTCGATGCAGCATTGTGGTGAAGTAATCCTATCGATGATTACCAGTCTTGCGGAGTTGGTTGAAAAGCACGGAGGTATGCGTATCGTTCTTTCCGTCGGTTGCTTCGATCTGCTGCATGTCGGTCATATTAACCATCTCAGCCAAGCAAAAGCTATGGGGGACATTCTGGTAGTGGGGGTCACTGGCGACCGCCACATAGAAAAGGGCCCCGGGCGCCCGTTGTTTCCAGAATATCAACGGGCGATTTTGTTGGACGCCTTAAAATTCGTAGACTACGTAATCATTATGGATTCATCATCGGCTGTGGAACTCATTCAAACTCTGAGACCCTCTGTATATGTCAAAGGTCCGGACTATGCTGCCGGAGAAGACCACGCAGGAAATCTGGATACCGAGAGGCGGGCAGTAGAAGCTATCGGCGGTTGCCTGCGGTTCACTAATGGTGCCAAACAAAGTTCTACCGAACTCATTGATCGTATAGGCCTCACTACCAACTCACAATTCCCCTATTACATCTGAAGCCATCATATGTTAGCGTCCGATATACGGGGTTGGCTTGACAGGGCGGCAGAAGCTAACGTTGTTGTGATTGGCGAACCCATCATTGACCGTTATATTCATGTGCGACCTCTGGGCAAAAGTGCGAAGGAATCAATCGTAACTTTTACTCCCATCGGCACTACCGATTACCGTGGCGGGGGATGGATTGTTGCTGCCCATGCCGGAGCTTTTGCCAAAAGCGTGTGTTATCGGGACACACATCTTACCCCGGTTCTGAAACAACGCTACGTGGAGCATCCCTTTAGACAAACTCTATTCTCTATAGTCGAAAATATCCAAATACCGGAGTCTCCAGGGGTGTTTCCGCCATGCGATATTTTACTGATTGCTGATTACGGACACGGTCTTTTGGGAGCGGAAGCGGTCTATAAAATATCGCATCAGTCTTTTCTCGCCCTGACCGTCCAAAGTAACTCAGCTAATTGGGGGTTCAATCTTCTCACCAAATGGCCTCGCGCCGATTATGTAGTGGTGGATGAGGTTGAATTACGTCTCGCTTGTGCTGATCGTTATAGTGATATTGAATCTTTGGCGCGAAGACAAGCTGAACGAATGGGCACTGAAATGTTTGCTGTCACACTCGGTCATGAGGGCTGTTTGGTGATCAATGGTGCCAAAAGAGTCTGGGTGCCAGCAGTGGCAGATCGGGTCGTGGACCGTATGGGCGCCGGTGATGCATTCCTAGCGGTGACGGCACTGCTAGTATGGGCTGGCGCACCTGCTGAGGTGGTTGGGTTAGTGGGCAATATCGCAGGTGGCATCAAGGTTGGGAAAATGGGCAATAAGGTTGTTACGAGAGAAGAGGTGGAGCAGTGGCTGAAGACAGACTTATCCTCGTCACCGGTGGAACCGGCTACGTTGGCACCGCGTTGGTGCCAGCGTTAGCTAACTATTGGCCCGTGCGGGCCTATGACAGCCAGACCTTCGGGAATGCCATCGCTGGAACGCCAAACGTAGAGCATGTGCAGGGCGATATACGGGATTGGGACTCCTTGGGACGAGCAATGGAGGGCGTAACTGACGTGGTCCACCTAGCTGGGATCGTGACAGATGAGCTCGTGGCACAGAATGTAGAGAAGGCGAGGCAAATCAATTGCGACGCTATGATGGGTCTCCTGGTTCTCTGCGACGCCCATAATGTGCGACAACTCATCCTTATGTCATCCTCCAGTGTATATGGCAACACCGATGGCTCCCCCGCTGACGAGACGATGACGCCGAGGCCTCAGACCCAATATGGGTTGCAGAAGTGGGGACAAGAGAAGATGGTGCTGGCCAACACAAGCCTAACTCCTGCCGTGATTGTGCGGTCGGCCACGTTGTGCGGCCCCGCGCCCCGGATGCGTTTGGACACTATTGTTAATATTTTCAGTAAACAGGCGTACTTCGACAAGGTTATTACGGTGCATGGTGGCGACCAGTACCGGACTAACGTCCATGTCGCCGACGTAGTCGAGCTATTCACACGTCTGTTGAATACACCCACCGCTATGGTAAACCGTGAGATATTCAACATCACCGCGGGGAACCACACCGCTCTGGAGATAGCCCGCATCGTCCAGAAGGTAGCGGGGGGCGACATCCAGGTTGACGCCGACAAACGCGACCCACGGAGTTATCGCATGAGTGCGGCAAAACTGCGCAACACTTTGGGATTCAAACCCCGGCGCACCCTCGAGGATGCAGTGCGAGACAATCTGGCCTGGTTCCAGGCCGGGCACATCGCAGACCCAAACTCGGACCTATGGTACAACAATAGGCGTATGGCGCCGATGATGCGGGAGCAATAGACGATGGTAAACGTGGCGCAGAAAGTTCCGTATAGCTACCTTGACCAGCAACTTGCGCCGGATGGCGAAGTTGGTAAGGCCATCCTGACGGAGTGGCGGCAAGAGTTGGAACGGGGCTGGTTCACATTGGGCCCAGCCGTGGAACGACTGGAGCGGCGCTGGGCGGAAGTCTGCAACATGAAACACGCCATAGGCGTCAACAGCGGCACCGATGCCCTTATAATCGCCCTCAAGATCCTCGGCGTCGGCCCTGAGGATGAAGTCATAACAGTGCCCAACAGTTTTGTCTCCACCGTCGGGGCTATCGTAGCCGTGGGCGCTAGGCCCATATTCTGTGACGTGGGCGATGATTACCTGATAGATATGACACAGGTGAGCGGATTGCTGACGGACAAGACCAAGGCCATCATCCCGGTGGACCTCACCGGCCGACCGGCCGTGCATGGATGGCGTGATGCGGGACTTTACGGTACCTGGATTCTGCGGGACGCTTGCCAGAGCATCGGGGCGACTTACAACGGCCAGTCCTCGGCCAAACTGAGCCATATCGCCGCTTACAGCCTGCATCCTCTCAAAAACGTCCATGCCTGCGGCGATGGCGGAATGATTGTCACCGACAACGACGACTGGGCCGAATGGATGCGGCTCTACCGCAATCATGGCCTAGTTGATCGAGACCACGTTACAGTGGCGGGCATCAATAGCCGTTTGGACACGCTGCAAGCCATCGCAGCTTGGCACCTGTTGGAGCAGCTGGACTACATCACAGCACGACGCAACGCCAACGCCCGACAGTACCGCCAAGGCTTAGAGGCGCTGGCTCCTGACGTGCTCCTGCCGCCGCTTGACCCTCCTGGCAGTTCAGTCCGACAAGCGTACCATACTTTCGTCGTGCAGGTCTCATACCGACGGCAACTTATGGCCTTCCTTGCCAACCGTGGCATCGAGACCAAAATCCATTACCCCATCCCAATCCACTTACAAAAAGGCTATGAGTTCCTGGGCTACCGCCGTGGGAGTCTGCCAAAGGCCGAGGAGCAAGCCGACCGGATTTTGTCATTGCCGGTGCACGAATATTTGAGTGAGGACCAAATCCAATATGTCATCAGTAGCATCCGAGCTTTCTATGCTGAGAGAGCGGCTGATTGAATACAGCCGTGCTCTGTTTCTTATTGACGCTGAGTCATTGCTCCTCATGGCCGAGAAGCTTCGGTTAATCAGAACGCGGAAGAATACAGTCTATATAGCTGGCAACGGCGGGTCATGCGCCAATGCTGCGCATCTGACTCTGCACTTGAGAGAGGTAAATTTCCGGGCCGTAGACTTAACAGCGGATAGCGCCTGCCTGACCGCTATAGCTAATGATTATTCCTATGCCGAGGTGTTTTCTAGACTTTTCGAGTTTCAGGCTGTTTTTGGCGACGCGCTGATAGTGATATCTGGTTCGAGCCGGTCTCCGAATATCTTATCTGTCTTGCAGAAAGCTGAATCACTACAGCGAGATATTTCAATTCTAGGCTTGCTCGGTTCCAGAGGGGGAGAAGCTCTGCAATATTGCCAATCCGCAGTAGTGCTTGAGATGACGGAATATGGACCGGTTGAGGTTGCCCACGATGCCTGCATACATCTTCTGAAAGAACTGCTGCCATAGCTATTGACAAATCATTAAAAACGGATTAATTTAAAGTTCTGGAAGGCGCACACCTCCTTTTGCCTTAGCGCCAACTTTCGGGAGCACCAGCCCGGAGTTGGCGCTTTTTCTATGCCCTTTGGCGACCGTTGCCAGTACCGAGACTTCGCCGCTTGCATCCGGGCCAATCGGGACAAAGATGATCCGGAAGCCTATTGCGCCGAATTGATGCGGCGAACCGAAGAACATTGAAGCCGCCGGAGAGTTGAGCAGTTGCCTGACCAACTGAGAGAAGAAGAACTGGAAGCCCTGGAACAATACCGGAAAGGGCTTGAATCGGCGCCGGTCTTGTATCGTGCCGAAGGGACGAAAATTGAGGGCAGGCCTGGGGAGCCAATGGTTTTCATTGCCTCAGAGGAATCCGAAGACCGCGCTGGCGATATCATCAGCGCTTCCGGCTGGGACTTGGTGAATTTCAAAAAGAATCCAGTGTTTCTCTATATGCATGACCAGACCTTTCCTGCGATCGGGCTTTGGAACAATGTGCACGTAGAAGGAAAACAACTGCTGGGGTCAGCCATCTGGGATGATGATGATGATTTCGCCAAGCTGATCAAGGGCAAGTACGAACGTGGATTCATGAGAGCTGTTTCGGTGGGATTCAGGGTTTTCGAATTCGAGGAACTGCCGAGAAAAGACCAATCGCCTAATCAAAGACCCGGCGGTTTGCTTTTCAAGAAGCAGGAATTATTGGAGATTTCCGCTGTTGCAGTCCCAGCAAACGCCAAGGCTCTGCGAAGGGCGCTTGGCACACGGTCCCATTTTTGGTTGCCGTTCGAGGTCGACGCCGAAAAGCGCATTGCTGATATGCACAAGCAATTATCAGCTTTGCGCGATGAAGTGGATGAAGTATTAAAGGACTTCAAGGTTCCACGCTCTGAAAACAAGCAACCAGTTATTGAACCGCCTGATTGGGATAGCGTTTTGGTTGGCATCCAGGATTTAACACGGGCTAACAAAGGAGATTCGAAATGAGCGAGATTCAACAGGTCATTGATGAACTGAAGCAACTGAGCCATTCGTTCGACGATAGGCTGAAAACGGGAGTGCAACCAATCAGAGAGGAAGTAGAGCGCCTTAACAAGGCACTGCTGACCACGGAAAATAAACTCGTCGAATTGCAGCGGCAAACCCAAAGGATGATTTCGCGGGAAGGTAAGGTCCGGTTGCAAAGCGGCAAACTCGCTGGATTCGACCTCTTGGACCTTCGCATTCTAGAGAAAATTCTAGTCGACCGGTATGAGCGGCGGAGTGCTATGCCGCCCATCATGGAACATATTTTCGAAGGTCGGAAGGAATTGACTGGGATGCTCACGGAATCCGCGATTTTCGGTTGGGAAGAGGCCGCGTTGGATCATCGTACACGAGGCTTAGCAAATGTTGGACCTTCAACCAGCCGGGATGCTTTCCAAGGAGCTCTGAAGGGTTGGAGCAGGGCGTTATTGGTTGAGCGGCAAAAGGCACTGGATTCAACCACCGCTGCCGCTGGCGATGAACTGGTTCCGACCTTCGAGGCTGCTGAGCTATGGCTTGACGTTAACCTCGATACTTTGATCTTGCCGTTGTTTCCTCAGCAAGCGATGCCCACCAACCCGTTTGAGATCCCCCGCCAATTGGGTGATACGAACTGGTATCCCAGCGACGAAAATGTCCAAGTGACGACCACCGATCCGACCACCGGCAAAACTACTCTTACGGCCTATGGCCTGAAAACCGGCATTCCATTTTCGGACGAACTCGAAGAGGATGCGGTTATCGCCTTGGTCGCCGAGCTTCGGGCTGGTCTGGCCCGCAATGCCGCTCAGATCATTGACGATGTGCTGCTCAATGCCGATACGACCGCTGTGGACAACATCAACTACCTCAGCACCACCATCAGCAAAAGTACGGCTGGCAGAGCGCACCAGCTTATCGGTTTCGATGGTCTGATCCATCTGCCGCTGGTTGACAATACCACCCTGACGCGTAACCAGAATGCGGCTTCCGACATAGCGATGTTTGTTGGCGTAATGGGATTGACTGGCAAATATTGGGTAGCGCGGCGGCGTGGGGAAGTGGTCTGGATCATCGACCCTCGGACAATGGCGGCCTGCATGGGCATTGCTTCTTTGTTGGGAATTCAGAACTTCGGTGAAAGGGCCACGTTGAGCGCTGGAGAAATCCGGGAACTCATGTCGATCCCGGTAATCCGCACCGACCAGATGCGGGCAGCTTCCGCTGGCGGATTGGTATCCAATACTGCTTCGCTCAACACTACTGGGCGCATTCTGCTGGTGAATACGACGCAATGGCGCGTAGGATTCCGGCGTCAGATCACCTTCGAGCCAGACCGTGAGGCTGGGAAAGGTCAAACTACGCTATATGTCAGCTTCCGCATCGCCTTGTCGGAACGGACCGGGACGCGGACCAGCGCGACCCATACGGGCCTGATTCGAAATATCACGGGCATTTAAGTAGCAGTTCTATGGAGAGCGGGCCGGAAACTATCCGTCTGCCCCGCTGAATTAACAGGGAAGGAGGCCAATCATGGCAGGCACATTCAACCGAGGAGACCCGACTGGGCTTGCAGTCAAGAAAATGGGACCCATGGGAACCGGATTTGGGACCATCACAGCGACTGGCACACTTTTTGCCGGGATGATTCATGTCCGTATTCCTCTAGTGCTGACGTCTACGGCGAACGGGACAACGAACTGGGTCAATCCCGAAGATGGCACTGTAATGGCAAAAGGTTGTCTTATCATAACCACTGCCGGAACCGGCACGTTTGACCTGGGCCGGGGCAGCGATGGAACAGGTAACGCGACAACCTGGATCGATGGCGGCACTTTGACTGTCGGCGTTCACAGTTACGGAACTGTCCTTGGCACAGTGGCGGCCAGTGCAACCCTCGGTGCTGTTGATGGGGAATGGTTGCTCTTCGGTCCGGGTGGCACCGGCACGAACAACTCCATCAATTTGACCCACAATGACACTACAACGAGCACAGCAGCGGGATTCCTTTACGTCACTTACATGAGGGTCCAACCGTAGAAGGAGGGACTCTCGATGCCATATCCGACGGCTAACTATACCGGCACTCATGCCTGGCCTGCTGATAGCATACTGAACTATGTGTTGGGTCAGCACGGCACGGCGTCGCCTGCTCTCAGCGCTAACGTAGAATTCCTGCGGGTCGGTGGTCGCCATACTGAGCAGCCTGGCAGTGCTACCGGCACGTTGGACATCGTGACCTGGGTTGATGAGCGCGGCTACGTAAACCCACATTTTGATGCTATAACCCTGTTTTCGACGACAACCGCTGGAACGCAGACTACCTCCACTGGCACAACTCTTGTAGGGTTGGGCGCTATGCACCATGTGATGGTGCTGGTCGATGTGACCGCCACTGGCGGCACCGATCCGACATTGGATTGTTTCATCGATAGTCAGTTTGGGGGCACTCGTTTTATCAACATCGCCCGTACCACTTTGATGGTGGGACCACAGGCGGCGTTGATAATTCTCGATCGGTCTCCGGCAACGGGCGGTCAGATAGCTTCAGCTAACGCTGATGCTGCCGCCGGTGCGGTGCGGAGTGGCGGTTTCGGAGACAATATGCGGGTACGTTATAGCGTAGGATCGAACGCCACTAGCCAGGTCACATTCGCCGTTTACGTTACAGCCATCGGATGATGGGAGATGAGACATGGCAAATGCGTACATCTCCCTGACGACGCTGAAAAGCAGTGCCGGCCTGGACATTGCTGGCACGGCCTATGATGACCGTTTAGTTTCGCTCATTGAAAACGTCTCCCGTCAGATAGACCGTTATTGCGAACGGTATTTTTATTTCACCCAAGCCGAAACGAGAGAATATTCGGGTCTGGGGAAAAACTTCCTTCTCGTCCCCGATTTGATTGCCATTCCGGGTTCCGGCCTCAGAGAAGACACGAACCTGGATGGTACATTCGAGACGGTTTGGGCCTCGGCTGATTTTCTCTACGCACCTTATAACGCGGCCCCAACAAGCACATTTGGATTGGCGAAGCCATACGGCCGTCTGGAAGTCAATCAGCGAAGCGATGGCACACAGGACGAGTTCCTGAAGGCGCAAAGGAACTATCAAATAACCGGGACCTGGGGTTACAGCCGGATGCTGGTCGACGTAGCTGGGAATCTGAGTGCTAGCATCGATTCCACCGTCACCACGATGACATTAACCAGCGCGGGCACGGTGAGCCGGAGCGAGACGCTAGTTATCGATACTGAGCAATTCAATATCACGGCTACGGGAAGCGGCAGCAATCTTACTCTCGAACGCGCAATCAACAATAGTACCGCTGCAACCCATACGGCTACGGCTAATGTCCAAATCGTCGTTTATCCAGGCCCGGTTCAAGAGGCGGCGTTTATCCAAACCGCCCGCCTGTGGAAACGTCGTGATTCCGGTTTTGGCGCTCAGGTTGGAATGGGGGATACTGGCCAGATGTTCGTCTTTACTGGAGGATTGGATAAAGATGTAAAAATGCTGCTCAACAGCTACGTTAAATACTCGGTGGGCTGACCCATGGCGACAAATATACGTAGCATCGTGATAGCCGCTGGGACAACGATCGGCAGCCGGGTGTCGAATAGTCAGATTTACCAGCACCCACCCGATAGCGTGAACCAGTTCCCGGCGATTATTCCGATAGTAGAAAGCCTCGATATGGCCATGGTCGTGAGGGGGAATTCGTTCCAGGGAACCTTGCGCATCATTTGCTTGGTGGAAAGGGCGGAAGCCAAAGAAGCTTGGCTCCGGATGTACGACATGATGGATACGACCGGATCTGGTACAAGTGTGATTGCCGCATTGAAAGCCGACCCGACGTTGGGTACTAGCGTCGATTCCAGTTTCATAGCCTCAGTCCAGAACATAGGCGCCAAATCGATCGGGGAGCATCTTTATATCGGTTTTGACGTGATACTGCCCTTTGTGCTGACGGTCGCATAATGCCTGAAATCAAAGTTACCATCGAGGGAGACGAACGGATTCGGCGCATATTAAGCAACCCGGAATTCATTCGAGGACCGCTGCGGGTTTTTTTAAGTCGTGCAGGATTCATCGTGGAGGCTAAAACAAAGGAATTGGCGCCAGTGGATACTGGGCGCCTTCGTTCTTCCATTAGAACCGAGATTATGCCGATGCGGGCTATAGTGGGTCCGACAGTCAATTATGCGGCGGCGGTCGAA